GGTGCTTGTGCGGGCTGCTGTCGCCGCAGGATACCACAGTACGAGCATGGAAGACGCCATCATTGTGTTCGCGGATTCGATTAACCGCAAAGCGGAAAGGGATTAGCATGGAAGCAGAGGTTGCCGCGTACCTGAGTAGTCTTGAGGCAAAGGTTGACCGCGTGTTGGGGGAGATGGGGAACAGCATTGACCGCATAGAGGAGATGCTTCTTGCCCTTGCGGATGCGCAGGGGATTGAGCTTGGGTACGGGCCTTATGCGGTTAGCCGCGAGGCAGCGGAAGACATTGCAAAGCGTGGTGTTGGTCGCATCGGATTCAAGTCGGAGGAGATGCAATGACATCAGAAGTGTCGGTCACCCATGACGACGGGTACGGCCCGTCAACAGGAATGTCAAGTTCTAACCTGCGGAACCTTGAGGCGGGCGACGCTCTTGAGCACCTTTGTCGCCAATTCCTCGGTGCCTGCGTTGCCGTTGGGTTCAGCGAAGGTTCTGTCGGGCGCGTTATGGCGCGTGTCGGATTCGAGTATCAGGAGGAGTAATGGTCTTCAGGTGCAAGGACGGGTACTACATCTTCAACAAGTACGGAGAGAAGAAGGCTGGCCCGTTTGAAACCCGTGACGAAGCGAAGAGCGAAGAACGGAATCTGCTACGCAAGGAAGGAACCTGCTATGAAGAGCAAGAGCAAGAAGCCCCGGATCTTTGTGTTCCGCGACTGGACGACTCCGAGTTCCGGTAGCTTCCGGTTCGAGGTCTGCACGAAGAGCGGGATGATGAGCGTCCTATCGCAGCCTTATCCGCACAGCAAGCGTGACGCTATGCGCGGGCTTAACCGGTGGCTTAGGGGATGCAACCTTCGAAGCACAGACTTTGAAGTTGTTGTGCAAGACTAAAAGAGAAAAGGCCCCGTGATTGGGGCCTTTCTTTTGGTATTGATGTTCTATTTTCCGCGATACCCAAGAAGAAGCTCTCGCACGGATCTGCGTGAGTTCGGATTCATGGAATACGGGAGCCCCGCTTCGTCATAGCCTGAGTGAATCTTTGGTCTGTCGCCGCGTTCAGTATAGGTAACACCAGCCCTTTGGGCATATGATTCTGCTGCGCTCCTGAGCATTTGGTCTATCAGCCTTGCGTCAAGCATGTTCGGATCAGCAGGTTCCGGGGGGCCTACCTTTGGATAGTACGGGCTTTCCTGAGAAAGCCGAGGAAATTGTGCCCAAGCGTCCGCAAGTAGCTCAGCAGCCTGCGAACCGGCGCTCTTCATGTCATAGTACCCGGATGCCTCCGTCCTCCTCTTCGTATAATCGATAAAGGGGTCGTTCTTGTCGTATTGCCCACTTGCAAGGAGCGCCTCCGCTGCTTTTATCTCATCCCCAGGATCACCATCTTTGTAAGTAATACGGTGGCCGCTCTCGTGGTTGACAGTCTTAGCGAGACTCCCTTGCCCAGGTTTCAGTGGGCCAACGAAAGACTCGTTATATGGGGAGGGCTCGCCTGTCCTATACTCATCAAGCAGCCCCTTCTTCCTCTCGGTCGAGTAAGGGCTCTCCTCAATCCAGATATCTCCCCCAACCAGCGTGTCCCCTAATGGGGTCTGGACTCTACCATTTGGTTGCATCCACCCGCCAACGGGGTCTTTACCGTTTCTAACAACTCCGTTCCTATCTTGCGACCAGCCATCGCTACCAAAGAACTCTCCAGGGTAAATAGACAAGAGATCTTTATCTGCATTGGTGCCGTAATATACTGACTTTTTCCGTTTTAATATTTCACGAACCTCATCAGCGTGCGAAAGAGCTGTTGATACCCTATCCTTAACCGCCGCCGTGGGCTCGTGCGGAGTCCCTTCTGCTCCGGATTGGAATAGTGTAGCCGCTGGGCCTACCTGCCCGTACATCTCGGCTATCCGCCAATCCTTCCGAAGATCCTCTTCCGACCTTTTGATGTTCTTGTTCATCGGGTCAAGTCTTGCACGGAGCATGTCAGCTTCAGACACAGGGAGTCCACGGATAATAAGGTCTCCCGCAGGAAGCAGTGTCCGCTCGTCCACAACCTGCTCTCTTGCGGGCCGAATAGGCCCCTGATACTCTGCCATCCTACGCCTCCTGTGTTACCGCTTCTGCCCACCCATCAAGCAGGGCGTCATAAGCAACAAGCTTCGCAAAGCCCTTGTCCCCGATACGCGTCTTGAGTGCGGCCTGCTCTTCGGGAGTGAGCGGCTTCAGAAGACGCCGCGCACGGATTGAAGCCTTTGCCGCCTTCGCATCCTTGCCGTCTACCGCAAGCGCGTCCGCAATGTCCTTCGACGGGTCTTGCTTCTTGCGGATCTTATCCATCGCACGGCGCATTGCCTGCCGGAACTTGATGTCTTCTTCGGACGCGGCACCAGGGCTTGTCTTGCCTGGTCGTGCTTCGTCAAACCGCCACTTCCAATAGCCGCGAATAGCACCCTCAAGGGCAGCGTCGCGATCCGACAACCCCATGACGGCAAGGCCGGTAGCCATCGGCCCCGTCAATGGCGTGCGCCTGCGCATGAACTCGACTGCCCGCTCAAACGGAGTGCGATCTTTATACGCTCCCTGACCTGTAATGAGCGTGTGCAGTTCGTCAAGCATCATACCCGGGAAGGTAGACTTCACAATCATGGCAGACGGCGGATCGCCCGGCTTCATCGCATAACGAGCAAGCTGCGCAAAGGGGCCGGTGATTGTAGAGAACAGGAAGGATTCCCCTGCAAATTTGACCGGCTCATCCTTCGCTTCGTGAATAGCGATTGAGAGCCCCGTAGCGCCACCGAATGCCAAGGCAAGTAGAAGATACGACCCTGCGCCCTGGGCTGTCGTAAAACCGATGTGACGGCCTAATAGAACCCGTTCCGACGACTGCGCCGCATGAAGCGCGGATTCCATGTTTGTTTTGCCGCTCTTCTTGGCGTCTTGCAACACTTTGTCGAGGGCGCGAACGGAAGACGCTACCGTGTTCATCTTCGCCCTGCCGTAAGATAGGAACGGGAACAGGGTGGAGAAGGACGGGCTTAGTCCAGCGCGGGACTGAAGAGCTGGGGAGATGGGCGAGCCCGTGTGCATCTGCGAAACCGTCTTGATGAAACGGTCTTGAAGGTCGGCAGAGGACATGCCCGACACAAGTGCCTGCACTTCTTTTTCGGTGAATGTTTCCATCGACCGGAGCGCGGCAACATCCTGCCGCATGACAGTCCCCTGCTCCCAGCCCCTGATCTTGTTCATTGCCACAATCGGAGCAACAGCTTCCTGCATCTCGTTAAGCGAGCGCTGCATGGTGAGCGTTCCCGCCACTTGTTGCATAATACGCAACGAGTCACGAACGGGATGTGACTTGTTGAAGCTGAAGTCGAAGTAGAACTTGCTTAGGGCGTTGATGTTGTCAAGCTGGTTGACAAGAGCGTCACCCTTCATGTACATGCCGATGCCGCGCATTGTCTCGCGCATACCAAAGGTAGCAGATGTTGTACCGAACAGCGTTTCCGAGACATTGGACGCGGCAGATAGGGTCAGGGCAAGCGTACGCGCAACAGTGTTGAAAGCCTCGTATGTCTTCCACCCGTACCACGCCGGTGTAAAAGCGGGGAGTCGCGGGACTTCAAGCGGAAGCCCGTTGAGTACGCGCTGATCCGTGTCGATCAGTTTGCGGACATCGCCTTCGTTCATTTGGCGTGCGGGTGCCTGCCTGATAATCTCCTCGCGAAGCGGAGCCCAGTCGTCCTTGCCGATAACCTCGACAAGCTCGCCCGTCCTCTCGTCCACATACTTCTGCCTGATTGCACCCTGCCCGAACACGCGGGAATAGGCAAGATGCGAGGCGTGGGAAGAACTCATGCGCCGAGCATACTCGGTCGGGCTCCCCACGAAGATGTTGTGCGTCATCCCGCGATACCGAACAACAGACGGAATCCACGGGATAAAGCGGGAGTGCTCAAGGGCAACAGACCCGTCCCCCCCGTCAACATTTCCCTTCTTGTTCATGCCGGACGATGTTCTGATCATCGCCTCTTCAAGCGCCTCCCGCGTCCACCCCGCGTTCTTGTTGAGCGGGTGCTCCGCCATCCCGTCGATAACATCCTTCCACAAGGGATGCTGCGTACCCTGCGTAAAGAACTCGCGCCCACCCTGATCGAGGATGCGCACAAGCACTTCACCCTGCTTGCCGATAAAGGGACGATAGCGCCCATCCGTGCCAAGCTGGAGCTGCCCGACCTCTGCTTCCGTCCCCTCCATCCCGCGTGACGCAATACGGGCAATCCCCACCTTCCCCTTTTCGCTAACGATCAACCCACGCTTTGTGAGTTTCGCCTGTGCCTTGACAAGGAGCGTGTTGTAGGTTTGGATGTCCAAGCCGGTTCGGATGATCTTGTTCCACCCGCTCTCGCCACCGACAGGCTGCGCCCACTTTGCGGTAACAAGGTTGATGTTGCGCACCATTTGCACAATCGACTGCTGGAACTGCGTGAGAGGAATGGGTGACGCTTGGTTCGTGACGGCAAGCCCAAGGGCGTGATCGCCTATCGGACGCCCAGGAATCCACACGGGATCTTCAAGCTGCCCGATCTCAAGGGCATTGCTCGGCTTCGCTGCCGCGCTTTCAAGCTCGTGCGTGACCTTCTTGATGTCTCCACCAATATCCTGCGCAAGAGTTCTTGTTTCCTGCACCTTATTGGCAAAGGTGTCAGCCTCCGGCGTGCCGCGCAAGGAGTTGACAAGCGACTCCAACGGGCGGGAGAAAGCCTCTACCGCGAAGCGAGCGGAGTATGGACGAGCGGGGCCGGGCATTAGTCAAGCTCCCCAAACCGATCTATCAGGCTTCGGTTTGTTAGATTCGCACGCTGCCGTGCTCCGTATGTGTAGAGATCCGTCCTTGCATCACTCCACTCTATGTTGATGGAAGCAGGATCTCCGGCAACCTCCGCCGCCGTCTGCGCCTTGAACCTGCGCCACTCCTTGTTTGTCGCCTCACGCGGGGGATTATAAGCCTTCCCAATCTCATCCCAAGACGAGCGCCACTCGCTTGCCTGATCGGTAATGTTCTTGTACTCCGCGTCCCACACCTCCCGTGTTAACCGAGCGCTCTCCTCGTCGCGAACACGGATTTGTTCTGCGCTTAGAGACGGAGGCTGCTGCGGATCTGCCGGAGGTGTTTCCACCGGAGGCGTCTCCACTTTCTTCGGGACAAGCCACGACCCATCCCGCATAATCTTGGAGACTTCAGCAGGCTCAAGGCCGTGAAACTGGAGCGACTCGCGCATCATAATATCGCCAGCCGTCTTGCTTTGGGCGCGGATGTCCATCACGCCAATCGTGTTTGCGAAGCGGTTGTAGTCCTTCGCCGCGATAGCGTCCTTTGCCCCTTCAATATTCGCATTGAAGGCTTCGTTTGCAGCACCACGCCCCGCGTTAACGACCCATGGCGTCGCATGGAGTCCGAAGTATCCGCCAAGGAGATACTCGTACACCTGATTAGCCGTGTCATCCCCACGCATAGTAGCGGGAAGCCCCATCATCACCCCGCCCGCAAACGTGCGGAGAAGGTGCTCGGCACTTGACTGCTTCCCCTCAAGGATCAGCTTGGACGATACTCGCCCCACATTCCCCAAGAGCCCGAACGCCCCGCCCATGACCGCGCCACCGGCAAAACCGCCGATTGCCGAGTCCACGCGCTCGCCCCACTTCATCGGGTTGATTCCGGCACCGGCGATAGATGACGCAAGCCCAAGATGAAGCGCCTGCTGCCCCACATCGGTAAGGATTCCGAAGCGCTCCGCGCTCGAGAACGCCTTCGTGTTCTTCAAGAGTCCAACAGCGGCACGCCCGCCGTTCGCGATAAAGGGAACGCCCGTAAGCTTTCCAAGCCCTTTCATTGCAAGCGTTGCCCCGCCAAGAGGAATAGATTTCCCCGCAAGAACGCCGCCAAGAAGATCCCCGTACCCCCTGAGCCCGACAACGCGCTCCGCTTCTTTGATAAGAGCGGTAGTTGACGCCTTTGCGGCAAGAGCCGCAGCTTCTGTTGTGACGCCCTTCTTGACCGCTGTCGCGACAATCTTTCCTGCGGCCCGCTTCTTTAGGGCCGCCTTGCCGTAAAGGAGCGCAGCCTTAGCCGGAGCGGCAGCAAGGTCAGTAGGATCAGGGACGAACCCGATGAAGCCCCATAACTGACCGATGCCCCGAAGGATCTCTGCCGCCTTGTTCTTGGGAGCGTCTCCAACGGATATCGTCGTGTATCCTTCGAAGAAGCCCTTAGGGAGCGCGGAAACAGCAGACCATATCTCGTCGAACATCGTGTCTTCGGGAGCGGCAGCTACCCGCTGCATAGCCGCAAGCCCCTGCCCTGTGACATCTCCTTCACGAGCAAGGGCCTGCTGGGATGCGTTAAGAAACTCTTGTCGGAGCGCTTCCATTCAAGCCCCTATTGGACGGTCGTGTTCGCCATTGTCACTCGGGCAGCTTTACCATGGGGTCGGAGCCGAGACCAGCCCCCCTAAGTCCAAGCCTGAAAAGCTCTCCACTGGCGGCATTTTCCCTATTTTGCTTATCCAGCCTTTCCGCAATGTACTCAAGGGCGTCCGCTGTGGTGCGGGGGTCAACACCACCAAGCCAATCAAGCGGGCTCCCCCACCCAAATCCCTCCGCTTGCTTCCGCGCCTTTTGGGCAAAACCTCGGATTTCGTCGGCTGTCGCATACCTGGGAAGCTTGTCATCTCCCTCTGGGTCGATAAGATCGAAAGTGTCGCGGATTGGTGTCGGGATTTCAGCCTTCCCATTCTTGTCCATGGAAAAAACAGCAGTGGCGGAAAGAGATCCGTTAGGAGATCTCCCCCCGCTCATCCCCGGAAGCCCGAGCCAGCTAAGAAGCGCGTCTTGTTTCCTCCGCGCATTTATTGCCTCTTCGATCTGAGCCTCTATAAGCTTGATCTGTGCCGTGTTTCCAGTTGCTTGGGCCGCTGCCAGCGCCCTCGCCGCCTCAAGCTCGTTATTGGACAGGGCGATAGCCTGATCTTTTGTGATAGTGGCAAGTTCGCGGGAGTTGGCGAGTGTAGACGCGTGCTCCATCGCTCGCGCCGAGAGCAGCTCCTCGTTTTGCCCCTTCATGTACTCGCGCTGAAGCGCGTTCTCGCTCGCCTGATAAGCCCGCTCTGCCGCGATCTCCTGCGACCGAAACGCCCGCTCACGCCTCGCCGCAGCGTCGGCAAGGATCTGACTTGAAAGGACGCCAAGCGCATCGGCAAGAGGATTGCGCGGCTCCCGAATGATAATAGCCATCTTTTATCTCCTTATCGGGTGAAGAGTGGGCCAGATCCGGCGGTATACGGATATGGGTTCGCGAAGTTTTGTTGCTGGTACATGCTTCCCATATCAAAAGACCCGCCTCCACCGCCCATCGGAACTCCTGTCGCAACAGACGCCGCCTGCTTTGACGCATCCTGCCAACTGCTATTCATTGAGCCAAAGGCAGAGAAGGCCATGGGTATGAACGACTCCAGCACTGTCGGTTCGTTCGCCTTCATGTTCGCAAGAGAGATCTGATCCTCTTCCCGCTGGAACTGCATGGGGAGTAGATTACCAGCAAGCTGCGCTTCCATAGAACCAGCGGATTGGATAAGGTCACCAGCACCAGCTTCCCGCGCAGAAGCAGCACGGCGTGTCGCAATGTTCTGTGCGGAAACAGGGTCAACACCGGCGGAAATAAGCTCTGCCGCCGTTCGGCGTCCAAGCGAGTCAGCGCTTGCCCCCACACTGCCAAGCTTTTCCTGCCACCCGCCATAGCTGCGCATATATTCACGGGCACGCTCTGCCGCGTTGAAGTCGGGGATTTTCTGTTCGTCTGACCCACTGAAGCCCCCGGCAATGCCGCCAAGGATGGCCCCGATAGCAGCGCCCGGCAGCGCTCCAATTCCGCCAGCAGACGCCCCCATCATTCCGCCAGTAGCGGCACCGCCAGCGGCCCCTTGCCCGGCATTTGACCAATTAAACCCCATGGGATGCCCCTCTCTTTCGTATTGGCAAATATATTGCCAACAACTGTTTTCTAATGCAGGCTACTTCGTTGTGATCTGTCGAGACCCAACCGTGTCGCACTCGATGTGCATCTGAAGCATCGTGCAAAACACATCGTTCGTGGGCGGAGGATAGGTCACAACATTTGATGTAGCAATGCGTGTTAACTTCGGCCAAATGTGAGTAGCAAGACCGAATCCGGCAAGGGACACGGTTTCGATATTGTAGAGCAAGTGCGTGTTGTTGGGCGTCCCCGCAGGGATCTTCAAGTCAAGAGATGTCGATGTCTTAAGAGTAGACACCGCGCTTCCCGCGTTTGCCACAAGCCAGTCCACCTTAAACCGCAAGTAGCTATCCGCCGCGTATCCAGACGACTTCCCACTCAACACATGCACATGCCAAGTGCCGCTTGTCCCAAGCTTCCACGAATGGGGAAGCTCTTCACCCTCGCACTGGTTAGTATCGTTTATCTGCCAAAACGGAGCAGAGATAACACCGCCGACATCTATTGTCTGAAGGCTTGGGATGCCGACGCCAACCGTTCTTACAATAATCGGGAAGTTCAGGTCTACCCAATAAGTAGCGTCTCCGTTAAAGACAAGCGTCCCGTCTGCTTCGAATCCTGCGTAGTTCGCGACACCGCCAAACGCCGCAGTATCCGCACTTACCGTCCCGAAGTCGGCAGACATTGTGCCGCCCGTTATGTCGTCTTCGACAAGGATGTTGCCGTTTGCATCACGCGAGTATAGCTGTGCACGAGCCCCGTCGCCCTTGATAAACACATCGCGCCCGATGTACACCGTCCCCTTGGACGACTTCACCTCTTCGGCTTCAATTACCTTCACATTCTTGATCGCCATCCCGCGACCGTCGATGTCGCGCCGGAGGGGGGTAGACTTTTCACCGTCATCAATATCAACCTGGATCGATCCGCGCCCGTCCTTCGTCTTCACGGACAAACGGCTTTGATCCCTGTCGAACTGGACAGCGCGTGTCGAAGCGACCTCCCGCCGAAGCCGCTCGATCTCATCACGCATTTCACGCACAACCTTATCGACCTCAAGGTTACCTGTCCGTGTGTCACGCATTAACGCACCCCACCAAAGGCTCGGTAGATAACACCGATAGAGTCCACACGCTGCGTCCCCTCAAGCTGCAACCCAACCTGAAGCCCACGGTGCCGGAGCGCGTCCATCTCCACAACATACATCCCTGACTCGTGGGAGTTTGTCGTTGTCAAGAGATTGCCGTCCTGATCTCGCGCAGAAAAGACGGACGCTGTATTCGTCCCCTGATAAGGGATGCGGATTTTGTACCACTTCTTGTCTATTGTGTTCATCCCAGCGTCAAGCACACGGCTGACCCAGGAGATCCCCCTTGACCCCGTCCCGCCAAGGTAGTCGATAAGGTACTCGCCGTTGCAAACATACATCTCCCCGTCGTCCCCGTAAAGGTTATCGGTGATGGGGTTAGAGGAGATAATGTGCCCCCACAGATCCCACCGCCCCTTCTGAAGGTTGTAAGACCAAGCGCGAAGGTCGCCGTTAGCTTTCTTGAACACGGCGATAAAGGAGATGCGCTTTGCGTCGAAGAAGCAGACAGGCGCGAAGGTCATGTCCCGTTCGTTCCACCCGATAAGGCGTGCACTGTCGCTTGTAAGGATGCTCGTGCCGATAGGCTCAAGCCCCTGCCCCTTGTCCAAGTAAAGGTTTGTCGTCCCCGCGACGAACATGCCGTACTCGGAAACGCAAACAGACTTCGGGCCTTGGCATCCAACCCCGTCGAACTCGTCCTCGATAAGAGGGCCGCCAGGGCTGATCCTCCAGAACTTGGAATTTGCAAACCCGTAAAACCGCCCGCGCCAATAAGCAAGGGCGTTCGGCACTTCGGAGAAGATGACAAACTTGTTGTAAAGGTCGAACTGATCAAACCTGCCTACCTCGGAGATAAACCCGTAACTCGACGCGTCCTTGATCGACCCCACGCCCCCGCAGTTTGCAACAAGCAATTGTCCGCCACCCTTGCAGGAAAGCCCGTAATACGGAGTACACTCCGACTCGGTATGCGGGTACCCCGTAAGCTCTTCAAAGGTTTCAGACGGGGAGTTTGTGTCCTTGATCGTGTGGTAGTAGAAATCGGTAGAGAACCCCTCGAGCTTCTTTGTCTTTGTAAGTGTCGTGATGTCTATGCGCCCAATGACACGCGGAAGCGAGTCCTCTTGCGTAGACACAAGCCCATCGTAGTAAGATCTGAACACGGTAAGACCGGTTATGCGCGGGTTAGGGATCTCTGTCGAAATGAAATAGAAATCAACAAACACCGCATTCCCGTCTTCGGACGGTGTGTGTTCGCAAAGCGCTTCGGAAAGCGGGCCAATTTGGTACCCGTCGTATTCGTACGCAACAAAGAACCGATAAGTTCTCGTCGCCCGCATCCCGTCTGCTCTTACATTCGTGTCTCTTGGGACAACGATAAAATCTGCAAGCGTGACATAGGACACCGTGCTGTAAACGCCGGTATCAAGAAGCGGAACGGTTGCATACCCATAGCCGCCGCTCTCGATAAAGAGCGCCAAAATGCTTTGGTATCCGCTGCTCAGTGTGATGTGCGGAATGCCAATTGAAACATCGTCTTTCTGGTAGGTATGCGAAGACCCATCTTCAAGATATGTGAGGTTACCAGCATAGAAGTTGTCATTCGAAGTAAGCGTAAGCTTCCCGTCGTCAAACAGATATAGAGTAGTAGAAGACCCGTTTCCAATCGCTATATTGATAAAGTAGTCAGCGCCCGTCTCCTCTTGGACAAGAAGCGGCTGGAAGCCGGTGATACTCTTGTCGATGAAAGAGGTCTCATCATCCGAGTCGTTTGTTAATCGCACCCCGCGAATGTCAATCTTGCTTGTGCCAGATTCGGTGTCTATCGGGTGCGCACCTGACCCCGCGGTCATGTCCGGAGCAATGATGTATACGCACAATCCAACCCTATCCCACTGGTTCCCACCCGCCGTTGCCGTCGTGATCTTTGCCCCAACCGTCCCCGACTTGAAGGAGCAAAACCAGCAAATGGTATCCGAATTGACAGCCTGAAGCATGAGCGGCTTCATGAAAGTGATCAGATCGAAATAATGGTAAGAGTCGTCTACGGCGTCTTCCAAGTAGAAAACCCCCGTAAGCGCCCCACTACCATCTGTTCCCTTCAGGTTGATCGTCATGTTCTGCGTTTCGATATTCTGACCGTCCGACGGGACAGCAAGAGTCCGGAACAGAAGTGTGCCATATCCACACGACAAGTCCGAATCAGGAGGGCGGACATCTGTCGGGTCTTGACTGCGCTTCTTTGTGATCTTCACCCCGCCCGCAAGGTTGTGGATGGCGAACCAAATGTACTTCGTTCCACCTCCACCTTGAATCATGTCCGTGCAGGTGTAAGATCCTGGATCTTCAAGCCCTTGTCCGCCCCAAGACTTAATCGTTATCTTCTTGACAATGGCAAACACGCCTGCGGTATAGCTGACCTCGTATAGTGTTCCACAGGTCGTCTCGTCATTGTCGTACACCCACATGAAAGTTGTATTTGCCGCAGTTGTTTCCGATTTACAAATTGCCTGAATGCGGGTGAACGACGGGATGTCCGAATCGGATGTCCCGTAAATAGCCCCAGTGTTTTCCGTCACAACAATGATCTTCGTCCCGCCGTATTCAACACCAAGATACCGCGACTGGAAACTATGATGAACGGCCTTGTAAATACCGTTCGTCTCGAGCGAGTAGGAATCAAGGGCCGCATCGTACATAGTCATGTTCGCGGGGGGGTCAACATTAAACTGCTTCTGCTGGACGAAGCCGATCCACTTCGGGGGCTGATCCGATCCCATCCCCGCGTGGACGCTGTGCCCGTCTGAGGCAAAAGCAACACGGTCACTTGTCGTCGTAACACTCTGCGGAATTGTAAACGGCCCCGTGCGTGTTCCGTTAAAATCGTTGTAATACGCAAACGGCTGAGCTTCCGTCGGATCGTAGAACAAAAGTGCCTTCTGCTTCTCGGACTCGTTCTGTTCCACCCACTCCATCTGCGTTCCGCCAAACCCGCTAAGAACCGTGGTGTCGGTCGGAATGCCTGACAGCTTTCCGCCTTCCGCAACAGGATCGATATTGAGCGAGTACACCGCCGCATCGAGAGGAATATCCGTCTCGGACGGAGCACACACAATGCCGTTCTGGAACCCACGGATCTCAACAAGTTGCTTCGGCATTATGCCATTCCCTCATGTGTTAATGAGTAGTGATTGCCATCACTAAAGCGACCGCCCCAGCGACAATCAGGGTGTAAAGACTCCCAATATAAGCCAAGTTCTTTATGGTCTTCAGATTCACCTAAGTACCTTCCGTCTTTGAACAAGTCCAGGTCTAACGCAAGCTGGATCTTGTGGCAAGAGCGCGGATGCCCGTATCCCTTTCGGACTCCGGGCACTCCGAACAATCGCTGATCCCGCTTCGCATCCCCAAGCTTGAACTGGTACCCAAGCTCAAGAGCCTTTGTCAGAAGAGAGATGACAAGTTTCCCGAACAAAAGCTGCTTCACAAGAAGCGGTGACATAAGACCTCTACTTCTTTTTCTTCTTCTTCGCCGGAACCTGCTGCGGCTGAGCCTGAGGCTTGGGCTTGTTCCCGCCCTTCTTCTTCTTCCCCATTACACAACCTCCTCGTGTCCAAGAGTAAGCGCCCATTTGTAGAGTTCGTACGGGTTCGTGTTGTCCGGCCTGTCAAGCTTGCGGATACGCATGTGCAAGGCCCGCTCGATAACCCGCTGGCACGCGGCGGAGCAGAAGTCACGCTTCGTGCTGTCGCGGTTCCGGTCGCCTATGGTGCGCGTTAAGCCGAGGAGGGTGTCATAAGGCGTCCCCTCCATCAACTCAAGCTCTCGACCGATCTCAGACCGCTTTCCGGTGAACGGCATGCGGACGATGCGGACAGACTCCGTGTGGTGATCGCACATCCACTCCTCGTACGGGGTCTTGACAAAACCACGACCCCATAACGCTTCCTGTACCCAAGGCACCCCGTCCACCACGCGGATCATCCCGACATGCGAAGGGATGTAGGCTCCTGCAAGCGTCAACCGAAACGCCGACGCCAACCGGATAAGGCGCGAGATAAGCTTGGGCGAACGGGTGAAAACAAGGTCTCCGGTTTGTAGCTTCATTGCAGATGTGCTCCAACAAAAGCACCAAGGATTCCGGCAAGGCTGGACATGATTGCGATCATAACCTTCCCGCCATTGTAAGTCCCCGTCATCCGCTCCTTCCACATCTCAAGCGCCGTTACGCGCCCATTCGTCTTTTCAGCTTGACCAAGAATCTTGTCAAGCGTCTCCTTGATTTCCTTCAGGTGGATCTCGATAACTTCAGGCGACATGGGGTGCCCCTACTGGTTGATCTCAAAGTACATCTTGTCTCGCGTCGCATCGGGAAGAAGCATGTAGTCCTCGGAATAATAGGCCCACATCTCTTCGTCTGATCTGTTTCGCAGTTTCGGGACATGAAACCATGTCTCTGGATCGTACTCGTCTGAAGCATCGTATGTGCCCGGGATGCCGTCAAGGAAGGCGTAATACCCGTCCCAATCCTTGAAGTTGGTAGACTGAGCCAACACCTTCCAGAACATCTTCTTCCTCGTGGCCCAAGGGAGCTGGAAGTAAGCCTTGCGGAAAATGTAAAGCTGAAGCTCGTCGGACGGGTTGAGCGGCTTGGGAATCGGATGCCATGTCGCATCATCAAGGGAGTCCGCCACCGTGCCACCGTGACTCGCAAGGCTGTCCAGCCACCGATAGTGACCGTAATAAGCAGCCATGCCCGAAGACACGCCCTCAACCTTCCATAGCGCCTTCTGCGAAGCCTTCGCAAGTTTGTAGTACTCGTCCATCCAAATCTTGAACTGCGCCATGTCGGTAGAGTTTACCGGCTTCATGATCTGATACCAGTCGTTCTTGTCTTCTGTGGAGTCCTGTGATGCGGGCCAGCTATTGTTTGTCACATTATAAAGAACCCACCAAGGGCCAGGGATGTTCGCATAGCGCATTCCAATTGTCGGGACACCGTAATCAGCAGGGGAAACGCCCACTCCAATCGTGCCAAACGCAGAGTTTGTCATTCCGGTAAGGCCGACCTTTCCGCCCCACTTCATATTCCATGAGGTGGAGTCGGTGAAGGATGTCGCCGCCATTGAATCGCCGTCGAAATCGAACCGCGTCAAATAACGCAACGCCCAACAGTTATTCCCTTCACTCCATCCACTCCCATTTCCACTGCTGCTCATGAAGACATAATCAGCGGCACCTCTGACGGTGTTGTTGTGGAACCGGTTACCTTTCGCCTGCACGCCTTCCCACGCCCCATCGTCTAACACGTAAGACGTCCCGGCGTCTGTTACTGTCACATCGTTGTTGTAAAATTCGCAAGAATCGCCGACCGCGAAATATACTCGGCTCACGTCCCCAGTTGACCCGTGATCGATGAAAGTGTTGTTGTAATAGTGGTTCGCTCGGCCCTTGTCCACGATGCCGTAATGAATCGAGCTGGTCGCCAACTGCTCGAAATAATTGTCGTGCGCCTCGACGTGAGACGCGCCATGCGCGTTATCTGCTGCACGCCATGACGCTGCTGGGGTGTCGTCGTTATGAATGACGATGTGACTTGTGCCGTTCGAGATGATTCTGTTATTGGTGAGCGTCACTGAATCTGGGCATAGGGTGAGCATCGCACTCACCCCAGAAGTTGGGCTCCAATTCGTGTGGTCGATGACGTTAGAATCGAAAGTCCATCGCGACCCAAGTGATGCCGCAAGCGTGTCTGCGGCAGTGTTCGCGATGAATGCGATGTTCGTTGCGTAGAGCGAGTTCGAAGATATTGTGCAGTCGCTCCCGTAGCTGTAAGCGTAAATGAAGTAATCGATTTCGGTTGCGTTGACAACATTAAAGGTGTTGCCAGTTATGTGCCATGTCGGCCCCGCGTCTTTATCGACTGCATATATCATTGCAGCGCCACTCGCAACAGGTTTCGTCTTGGAAAGCGTGATCGTGTTGTTGGTGAACCAGACTGTTTTGGGGCGTGCCGCCGTTGTCGCGTCAGCGAAATAAAACAGGCAGGACTTCCCGGCACTCGCTAAGGCCCAGTATCTGATCGTGCACGAATTTATTCTTACAAGACGGGCGTCGTTGAAATTAATGTCGGAATAAGTTGCGGAGTCGGCTTGAAATGTGCAGGTCTGAAAACTGATAGAGTCGACGTCACAGGATGCTGTGAAAGACAGCAGGGGGCCGTTGTCAACACTACCTCCCGTGAATGTGCACCCGCTGAACATTATTTTGCCAGAGGGATATGCCGCCCACCCGATTTGGTCGCAGGTGTTGATCGTGCAGTTCGAGAAGGTTTGATCCGCTGCAAGAGATGTTCCGCTGAAAAAATAAATCTCTCCCAAGTCCCCAGTGGATGTTGTGCACGAGTCTAAGGTGCAGTTCGTCATTGCTAGTGGATTGGCGTCGAAACCGATTCCCCACCCTGCGACTGCCACTTCCGTCCCACTGCCTGGGTGCTTAAATGTGCAGCCCGTGGCGTTAAACGCAAGCGAACTCTTGTTAACGTACACGGCTGCCGTCAGCCGCAGATTTGTCATCGTCAGCGTGCCCGTCCCGCTGAAAGTAACCTTGTACGCCGTGACTGTCGTTGTCAGGTTCGTGGCACCGACAATAACGAGAGCCTTGTTTGAGCACGTATAGGCCGATGCAAGCGCCTCAGAAGACGCGCCAACCTGGGTCAGCGTGTCCCCAGACGATGCCGCAGTAAGAGCGGTCGTGAATGTTGCGTATGTCCCACCCGTGCCGAAGGTGCGGGTGGTAGCCTGCGCGCCCCCCGCAAACAGTGACAACAAGAAGAAAATCGTGATAAAGCTTGTGGCAAGTTTTCGCATGGCGTCCTCCTTACTTCTTGTACGCCAAGACCTTGCCGGACGCAAGCTGAATCTTGTAGAACGCACCTTTAATCGATTGACCGGCAACAAGCGAGACACTGCCGAAGGTTCCGCCATCGATAGCCCCGCCGTTTGCAGCGGAGTCGATGACAAATTCTCCGATAGGCGTAACGCCCGTAAGAATCTGAGCACCGGTATGGTCAATCGGGTAGAATGTTTCGGCAACATCCGGCAGAATCTCGTTAAGGACATGGACTTTCATCCATCCCGCAGCGTCCCCGCCGGCAAAAGATCCGCCCGTGACCGTGATTTCGTTAACCGCAATCACAGCACCCGTCGTCCCGCCAACAAAAGAACACCCGACAGCCACCGTGCCAGATCCAGCATTGAATCCGATACCGTTTCCATACAAAGAATCCGCAAGCGCGGCGGTAAACTCGGACGCTTCAAGAGCGTAGACCTCCGAGTAATCGCCGTAATGCGGATTCGTGTCGTCAATCACAATAGCCCCGCCTTGTCCGGCCATAATGTTGACGGCTTCTTGAACTGTGTGGTCGTGAATTCCCATTCTTTATCCCCTTTCTGGGCGGGCTTTAAGCTCGCGGTTGACGAGCGTGAATGCCCTGTTCGTGTGACTTGTGCTACGCCCCTCCCCAAGAGGAGCTGTAAAGAGTTACCCGTCCGTATGTGTAGTTGCCGCCGGACGCCCCCGTGATAACATTGATGTAGATCGCGTAGGTTCCGGTTGTTGAATCCCCTGTTTTCACGACTTGGATTCTATTAAGAGATGGGGCCGCAGGGGAAATCGCCGTATCTGAACTCGGTAGCGTAATCGAAGAGTCGCTATTGATAATAGGGATCTTGTTTATTGCTCCAGCGCCCGTCGTGTCCACCGTTGCCGATGTCCCAAGTCCAAGGGTCGTCCTTGCATTAGACGGTTCAAGCGTAGATGCCGCTCCAGAGGCAGCAGTGACAAACACATCCGTTGTCGCAGCACTAACCTTTGTATCAAGACTCTCAAGCGCAGACCCGTACGCCTGAACATCTACACCAATCTCAAGACCAAGAAGTGCACGCGTTGCATTACTATCTGTTAGTTCAAGTACCGTTCTCGCAAGCGCGGGGGGAATGAATGCAACCGTATCTGTCCCGCTATCGTATGCCGCAATCCCGTCCTCGTTGACGATGTTAAGGGCTGTCGCGGATGTAACAGCATCGTCAAGGTAGTCGCTGTGCGCCTGGATATCCGCGCCGATTTCAAGCCCGAGAGCCGTCCGCGCATCGGACGCGTTCTCGCGTGCCGTCCCGCCAAACTCTTGTTCAAGCGGGAATTCGAAGTGCCTTACCTCGGAGTATCCCCCGATAAGAGCAGGAGTACCGCCGGAAGCACACGCGTACACTGCGTATGTCCCCGTGTCTGGATCGTTGTTTGTCGTGTAAGCTCCGTTCGCATTGTCAACAACCGAGCCATTCGCGGTAGTTGACACAACAGCCCCGCTCGATACAAGGCGGAACTGAACCGTCCACCCAACGATAGCGTTGCCAGATGTGTCCCGAAGCGTAATAGACATGTTTGCCATTATGGGCCAACCTCCTCCGATGGCAATCCAGAATCAGACGCAATATAAGGCGGTTCGCCAGAAAGCCTATCAAGACGCACACCGTTATAATCCACACGGTACACATCCTGAATCGAGTCGATCAATTTGTAGCGGTACTGATCCGCCACGCTCGTATAATCCACATAGCCGCGAACAAGACCCGCGTCATGCGCAAAGCGCCGGATACGCTCATTCAGCCATAACCGGATAATGTTCGGGTGAACATTCTCGTGGTGAAGCTGGATCAGCTCAATCGCCTGCTGCTGTGTCATGCCTCAACCTCGAAAAGATTGCACTTCTTCGGTCGTGCCCAGTCCCCGCTTCGCTGCCGAGACGCATAGACCTGACCGTCTACAACGCCCTTCAGGTACTTCTGCTCGAACAGCGAGTACATTCCAGGAACGCCGCCAGGGAGCAGGTACCCGTCCGCAATCGCCCCATCGATGATCGCCATGTGGAACTGTTCCGGCAAGGGGATCTGCGTCAAGTGTGACCCCGTGCTGTTTGTCAACGCATCGGGGAACCTCGTGCAATAGGCCCTGATTGCGTTCCCGTCCACAGCGGGGGCCGTGTATGTCCCATCGCCGTTATCAAGTCCGATAACGAGCGAGTCGTTGTCAATCCACCAAAGGTATTCGCCTGTCATAACACCACCTTCACGCGCTCAAAGCCCGCAGCGTATTCCGATGCCAACCGACCAAGCAAAGCCTCTGCTTTTGCCACCTCGCCCGCCTTCAACTGTGCGAGTTCGGAGTCCTCGTCCGTGTCGATATAGGTTCGCATCTCCCCTCGAAGCGTAGCGATCCTATATTCTGTTGCTCGCATTGCAGCATAAAGAACCACCTGTTCGTATAGTGAAGACGGAAAGTCCTCAATCGTTCCAGACCCGTCCGTGACCGCTCCGTAAGAAGCGTACCTTACGATAGCACCGCTTGACGCACTTGGAATCGTGTATACTTTCCCTCCAGACAAATAAGCAACTGGGTGCGTCTCTGTCGCGGAATAGATGCTATTACTACTACTTAGATCAGAGATCCTGTCGGATTTAACAATAGGTGAAAACCGCGTCTGCCCGCTTGACATTACTCGATACACACTAATAATGTGCGGGCTTGGGATTGTCACTGCCCCACTACCAACAATTGTACGGGTAGTGGAAAAATGATCGGCGTACGCAGGATTAATCGCAAGAGTCCGGTCAACAACATCCCTTACCCCGTCCGAAAGCCATGTCGGCATTTGGGTAGTGTAGGATGTTGAGTCGCCGGTTTTGTATTGAACCTGACTCGAAAAGGATGCCATCTTTTCCTCGCGTTAAGCAAGGGGGGAGGGGGCCGAAGCCCCCGTCCCCTTGGCTTTGTTAACCTTAAAGGATGACCGAGTAGGTGATCGTGTTCGCGCTCTCGTCCGCATCCGTCGTGTGGGCAAGATAGTAGTACGGAGCAGGATACGCATTGATGTCCAACACACCGGCCTTCGTCTTCGCGGAGTTCGTGATGTCGGCAACAATCGAGTTTAGATCGAGGAGAAGGAACTTCTCGCCGGTCGCTGTCAAGGAACCATAGAGACTCAAGTCAACATTGGTTCCAGACACAGCGCTCGCCGTTGCCACAATCGTCACATACTTCTTTTCGGTGTCCTTGCGGATGCCGAGGAACTCAATCACGGGTGTATAACCGATGGTCGCAGAACTCGGGAGCGTGACAGCCCCAGAGGTGTAACCACCGACATTCGTGGTTTCGTTCGTGTCAAGAGGAGCCCAAGCCATAGTAAAACCTCCTTACTTGGCAATCAAGATGTGGTGGGTCTGCGGCAAGGTCACGCCAAGACCGCAATCGCTGAAGTACTGATCCTTGATGCCGTCGATGTCGGGGGCCTGAATGGCGGCCTGGAACTGATCCGGGCGGTAACGAACCATCGACACATTTTCGGGATCAATAATCAGGCAGTAGCCGCTATACAGTCCGTTGGCGTGGTTGGTCAGCAGCGGGCTGCGAACCAAGTCCAGCTTGCCGAACTGATGCTGCAAGGAGCGGAACTGCCAACCGAAGCTCTTGCTGTCCTGCGCCATGGTCAGATTCAGGTTCTTCTCCATGCCGGTTGTCGTCGCAAAAGACGCAACCCAAGCCAAGAAGTCGTCACCACAAATGGCGACCTTGGTGGCGTTGTCGTTGCCGTACTTGTACGCGCTCTTCATCAGCTCCACGAACTGAGCGTACTTCAGCGAAGCCTTGCTGAACGAATGCACATTCGTGCCGTTGCCAGCATCGTAGTCCGTGATCGTCGGAATCAGACCGTGAGTCGTGCGGATCTGGTTGGTGGTGCCGGTACGGTGCGTGCCGACAGCGGTAATGCCGCCGTCCTTGCGACCGAGCAGGAGCGCCAACTCCTTCTTCATCTCGTGTTCCTTGCTCTTCTGCATACGCAGACGGGCAAGCTCGCTGGAAGCTCCGCGCAACTTGGCGTTAGCCAACAGCGTTCCGGTGATCTCAAGAGGGGTCTTGAAGATCTGGGCGCTGTTGTACACCATGGCAAGCTCTTCGCTCCAAGCGGCAGGAGAACCGGTGCCCTCTTCCACGGCGCTGCCGATAAGGAAGAAGAACCCGTTGTCGGTCGTGGTGGCGTTGGACAGCTTGGTTGTGGTGGCGGTGAAGGTGCCTTCCGTCGCGCTGGTGCGCGAAACAGCCGTCACAACACACTGCCCGTTGTAGGTCGCACGGTCACTCGTCCACACATCGTACACATCGCCGACAGTCGGGTACATGCCCGTCGGGCCGTCGAAGGTGTAGGTGTTGGCGCTACCCTCAGCCGCGAGGACAGTGGGGCTACCGTCGTTGTGAAGGCAGTAGGCATTCATCCACGAAGCCGCGTGCTGGAACATACGGTAGTCGGGATCGGGGGACTGCATGACCTTCATCTTGCTGGAAAGGGTCAGGAACGGGGTGACGCTGGGCCAAAGCTCAGCCGTCTGCTTGGGGTTCAGGTAAAAGTCTCGGCGATCCGTATAAAGAACGCCGGAGTTTACCATCGCAGTCTGGGCCATATCAAACTCCTTTGTGTATTAGCTTGCGTAGCGGGGGGAAATACTACGAAGCGACTCAAGGAATTGCGAGCCCGCATCTTTCGGGCCGTCTACCGCATTCCCCTTGGGCTTCGCAGAAATTGCCGCCTTCCCGCTATTCTCTCGAATCTTGCTGAACTCCTTCGCCTTCGCCTCTACCGTCGAGCTTACTTCCTTGCGGAGCCCCTTGTTGGACATGTAAGCACGAACATAGTCTTCAGGCTTGGGAACCCAGCCCGCAAACGCCTCATACTCATCGGGAGGAAGATCGGTTGCTTTCAGGAGTTCGGTCAGCTCGTAACGCTTTCGGGCTGCCGCCTGCTGTTCCGCAAAAGGACGAGTCGCCTGAGAGACCGCCTCTTGCGCAGCAAGCACAGCATCCCGCCGCGCCACTTCGCGATTAAACACCTTCAAGTCATTCCAATACTTCTGCGAAGAAGACCCACGGACATTGATCATCGCAGCATCAAAGTCTTCGGGCTCTTCCGGTTCAACCAGTTCAGGTGCACGCTGCGGTTCGGCCTTACTCGTGTTTCCCCAGTGCGAACGAAGCGCATCTTGGGCACCCGGGTCGTTACGCAACGCCTCCAGAACCGGCTTCCATTGAGCAATCTCATCATACTGCGCCTTCAGCTTGTCGTGCTGGGACTGCCAATATGAATCGACCGTCTTCTTCCCCTCGGTGACAGGGGCATCTTCAGAAACGCCTTCTTCATCACCGGCTTCGTCCGTCACTTCCCCATCCGCCAATTCCGTCTCGTTGTCTCCAGATACTTCGTAAAGATCCGAATTACGATTGGGGTTATCAGCTTCAAGGGTGAGGGAACCGTCGCCTACGATTTCCGCGTCAAGGAGCATCCCGCCAGAAGGCACATAGCCGTCAACTCCATCAAAGCCGGAATCAGTAGGGACAGCCGCTACATTCGCCATTGAAAACCTCGTTGTTACACTGACTGTTCGTTCATTTCGGGTTCCATCTCTTTATCAAGGTCGGCGCGAAATGCCTCAAGCGTCTTCTCTACTTCGCTCCGAACCTCGTTTGAATAAGCTGCATTGTTTGTCTTGACTTCGTTCAGGAACTGATCCAGCTTCGTCTTGAACTTCATGAACTCCACCTTCTTCTCGTCCTGTAAGGACTCGCGGCGAGTCGTCTGAAGCTGACCCTGAAGATCCTTAATCGCACGCTGCGCCTGCTGAAGCTGCGCGGCATACGCCATGTCCTGCTGATACCCCGCAGCGATCTTCGTCGCGCCAGGAATGTCAAGCCTCTTCAAGAACTCCGGCACAAGCTGCTGGACGCCAAGTCCGATAGCATCCTTGATCGTCTCAAGCTCGGCCCACTTGTTCGTCGGAAGCGAAGACCCCGCGACAACGCGGATATCGTACCGGTTGCGCGACAGGTCGTTGTTCATGATCTGTGCCTGCGCAGCAGCTTGGTACTCTTCGGGCGAGTTGAACATCGTCTCGCGGATCTCGCCGTCCGGCTCGGTAATGCGGATGATCTTCTTCAGGGAGTAGAACGATTGTGCCCACTCCACAACAACCTTTCCGAAGAACGCAAGCGCGTTCTCGATGTCCTTGATCTTGGAACGCATCCGGCGCTGACCCATCTCGTCAATCGCCATCGTTCCACGGAATGTCTCGGGGGCCATCTGCCCCGAACCCATCATGTTCTCAAAGATCCCGAACTGGTATTCGATCTTGTGCTTGGCGTCCTGAAGGAGCGCAAGTGCTGCGCCCGACAGGGGTGGCGTCTGCAAGACAATAACGCCCGCCTGCCCGTTGGCAGAAAGCGCTTCCGCGTTGTACTCCCCGAAGGCGGTGCCGGGCTTTGAGAAGTTCTCTTCCAGCTTTTGGATGTCTACACCCATGCCCTTCGGGAACAGCGCCTTGTAGGACACGGTATCCTGCGTGTGCTGCACGACAAGGGATACCATCTTGTTGTAGAAATCCTGCGGGCTGATAGCGCCCGCAACATCCGAGATCGGGAATGGGTTCCCGCTGTGCTTGTTCGGGCACGGGACAACCGGATACTCGCTTATCTCAAGCTCGTCCTTGCCAAGCTCAACCTCGCCAATCGAAACAAACCGGCGGATACGGGTCTTCTTGAACTGGACATGCTCGACAGAACCACGGGAGATCAGCTCTTCAAGCGTGAAGAACTGGACATCTTCACCCATCGCCGCCATCTGCCGACCGGTCATCTCGTCCACAACGGAAGCCGATCCGTCCTGCCGTGTAACCTGCGCGTAGTTAGCCTTCTTCGCCTTGCGGTATTCCTTGTCCGTAAGCGGTGCTGGCTCAAACCCGTCGTCTACAAACAGAAGACGGTGGTAGTTGCGCTTGAACTTTTCATAACGCCGCACATGATCAAGGTCGTCTTGCTCGAAGAAGTCGATGTCCGCTGTCGTCGTGTGCCCGTAAGCCGACTGGACGGTAGACTCTACCGGCTGATTCTCGTGCGTGTTCTGTGCGAGCTTGATCTTTTCCGCAAACTCGGGGTACATGTTTGTCGCAACACGCCGGTCTACCCGCTCGTGGACGAGAATCCAAGCCGCATCCTTGCCGTACAAGTCCTTGCTGCTTGGGTCGAAGTAGACATTGCGCGGGTCGATAGAGGAAATGCGCAACTCTCCGCGCCCGTCGTCCGCTTCCGTGTCCTCGGACACTTCCCACACGCCCTTCGACTTCACATAATAGTCGTAGACATGCTTCTTGTACTCAATGTCGCCGTCTGATGTGTACCAGATGTACGACAATAGATCGGCAACATTGTTTCCAAGGTCTACATCGCCAAAGTCCGTGCCGGTAGCGTTGAACCGTGGCGTATTGTGGGTAAGGAAAGACACACCCTGCTCCACAGACGGCAGGATAAAGTCGTGTGTCAGGTTCGGGATGCCAAGAGTTTTCATCTTGGTGGCATCGCCCGCCGTCCACTGGGACAATCGGGCGTACTTCTCCCACCTATCCACATTTTCAAGCCATTCATTCGCAGCGCCACGCGCTTTACGAAGAAGGTCAAGAGATTCGATAGCGTACGAAGTTGTATCTGCCACTTTGCCCTCTGGTTTTGGCTCGCATAAAATACTGTTAAGTATTGATTGTCAATGCAGACAACAATTCATAGTATCAAACAGATTCTATCGGCAACTGCGCACTACTGATTCTCGCCTGAGCAATCTTCAGATATTCCTCATCAAGTTCTATCCCGACAAAGTGGAAGCCTTCTATCATTGCCGCCTTTCCCGTGCTCCCACTTCCCATGAATGGGTCGAGAATAATGCCGCTTGGCGGTGTGACAAGACGGCACAGGTAGCGCATAAGGTCGGTAGGCTTTACGGTGGGGTGATGGTTGCGTGCCATCTTTGTAAAGCGGTCGGAAACTGGGTCGCCTTCCGCATCGTTGCCGTTGTTCATCTTCACGCGAATCGTCGGAAGCCCCTCGCACCCCTCATCCCGGTCCCGCTTGCTCGCCTTGGAGCAGTAAAAGAAGCGGGAGGCATCACCGAGCAGCGCGCAGGGCTCATCACTTCCGTCGTGAATCAAGTTTGCAGGCCATCTGCCATTTGGATTTGCAAAATCAGTCAAGCCAATACCAGTTGCGAATGACGATGCGTTTTTTTTATCTTTATTGCCATTACAATATGCACCACCACAAAGATTATCGCTTGTTTCAATCCTACAATCGTTTATGTTTATTCCACCTGTTCCATGCTTTAACACATTTTCAGCAACAGTTCCAATCAACGGTTTTCTTGCTACAGTGATTGGTTCAAGAGCAGGTTTTAATGCAGTACCCCATCCATGCCATAGCGAAGCAGGTAGCGAAGCAGGTAGCGAAGCAGGCCGTGGTTTTCCTCCGTCAAACATTGATGATGTTCCTTGCTTCTTATAATGCGTTATTTCTCTTTTGTCATCAACACCAAGATGCTTGTCAATTGCTTTACTTACATCGTGAGATTTTGGGAAACCATTGCCATACACCCATGCAATCATATCCCTGATTTCAAATCCAGCATCCTCGATGTTTACAGCCATGCGGTGCTGTGTGCGAGTTCCGGCAAACGCCAACAGGTGCCCTCCGGGTTTCAAGACGCGCAGACATTCCGACCAGATTTCTTCGCTTGGAACATCGCAGTCCCATTTCTTCCCCATGAAGGACAACCCATAAGGCGGGTCTGTCACGATAGAGTCTATCGAGTTGTCCGGCATTGCACGAAGAATGTCCAAACAGTTCCCGTGGTGAAGGGTGAAAGAACTCATCTATTACTCATCCATGTTGTTTCGACAATATCGTCCAAGCCAATCGTGCAAACGCGTCGCGTCTGTTCTTGCACCTTCTCAAGCGAATCTTGCCAGTCCACATCGCAGGGCCACGCATCTTTAAGTGCGTAGTATTGTGCGTCAAGCATATCCTCGTGCTGCGAGTCCTTGTCCACAACATACATCGTCGCCTGTGAGATAAAGTCTTCGTCTTCACCTTCCCGTACATACATCATCCTGTTCTTGTAGCGCCAAAGATCCGACAAAATGCGTTCGCTTTTCTTCGATCTTGGCTGGTTCTTCTTGTCGAGCCCCGCAACCCATACCCCTTCTTCATTCATTTTGTGGCGCAAGTAAGAACGAATCGTTTCCTGCGCCTGAACCGTCTCGATATTCCCAGACAAAGGATTGAAGTACACGGCTTGCTTGAAGAACTCGTCTGCGGCTGTAAGTGCGTCAACGCGTTTGTTGAACTTCCAAAGCAAATAGCAGTTTTTACGCGCATCCATCCCCCAAAATTCTATCGCGGTGGCGTCTGCACGGTTTGATTCAGACGATGCAGGGTCATATCCCCAGAAAATGTTGATCGGAATGATCTTGTTCGACAAGACAACAGCGCCAGATTGCTTCTTTGCCTCGTCTAACCGGATGACAAACTTGCCAGGAGTAACCTGGATGCACTCTCCTTTGTACTTTCTGAAGTATTCGCTCTTGAACGGCTGGTTGTCTCCCGTTCTAAACTCATTCTGGTAGTTCATCCACCAAATGTGACCGCGCCCGGCGACCTCCATTCGGTTCTTTTCTTCCATGAGCTTGTGAAAAGACCACCATTCGGGCCAAAGGACGGGAACTTCAGACGATCCATCCCAGTTTGGGATTGCTTGGTACCAGCGCACCGTCCATCCAGGAAGGCGTCTGAGCCTGTCCACAAGGCATCCTTCGTTAATCATAGTACCAATCACGACAATGCGGCAGAACTGCGGGTCACGAGCCGCCATAAGGGCTTTCTCGAACCATTCGTAGTTCTTGTCCATCGCCTCTATCGTTCCGGCGTTTCCGTCGTCCTCGGGATCGTCCAAGATGAACATGGTCGGGCGCTGCTGAAACCGCTTCAGTCCGTGGATCTGCGATCCCACGCCGAGTGCCGTGATAACCGTGTTGTTCTTGAGGATGATTTCGTTTTCAGACCACTTTTGCGCCGTCACCTCGCCCCAATGCCCGAAGTATTCGATCAATCGTTCGTTGTTATCAAGGTGATATTTGATTGTTGTAAGCAGAGACTTCGTGTGCGATGTTGTCTTGGACACCAGCACAATGAATTCGGCCTTCTTCCCCTGCATTGCGCTATAAAGCGCACGGTGGATTGGCTGGATTTCGGCAGTAAGCGAAGTTTTGGCGTGACCTCGTGGGGCGACGATAAGCAGGTTCTCAAGAGAGTCGTTATTCAGGTCTGAATAAAGTTGCCCGTGGAATTTAGGCGACTTTACACGCAAAGTTGCAGGGAAACATTCACGGGCAAAGGCTCCCATGTCTGCGCCCATCTCGATGATGCGTTGGGATTTCTTACTCGGAGCCATCGCTCACGACATCTGCTGGGTGGATAATGCCGACGCATTCCAACTCATCAGTATCACTTACAAGTTCAGCCTTCTTCCGCTCAATTTCGGATGCGATAAGCGTCTGTTCCCCGCTTGTAAGCTCAAGCCTGCGCTCGGTTGTCACCATTCGGTGCTCAGGTTTCATCGCAAGCAGGTCGATAAGACGATCCGTGTTCTCCTGAAGGGCGTGAACAAGCCTTGGGCTGATGTTCCCCTTGTCGTCCTGAATGTTCTCCAGCACCATTTCGTTAATCCTGATCAATGTGTTGAGCACATACTGATCTGGATCGCCTTCAATGCCAAGACGATTCATAATGCTCGTCATGGCTTTGCGTGCGCGGTCTTCTACCATACCCAAAAACCTCGGCCCGTTTAGGAAACTGGAAAAGTCCTTGCTATACTTCGATCCTGCAAGGCCGTAAGACAGCCCCGTTGCAAGATCCCTATCCCCTGTCGCCACCATGACAGATGTTAGCACGGCTTCGCGGATTGCGCCGATGGACGGAACAACATACCTGCCGATGCGCTCGATCTCCTCGTCCCTACCGATAGCCGGAATTGCGCAGAAAAGACGCTTTGCAGAACAGTCCGTGTAGAGGAACTGCTTTCCCCTGCGGTGCCGCGTCCACACCCCCGCCCCGAACATGGTGGAAATGAACAGATGCGAGCTTCCTTCGCGCCGGAACATCCCGGGCCACCACCGTGCAACGACGGAAACGACAAACCCGTCGTCTGTCAGGACATAGGGGTTCTGGCTTTTCGTCCACCAACACGGTTCGTAGCTGAAGTTGTACTTGTCGGCAATGTGTTTGGGGATTGCGAAGTAAACGACCCCTGCAAGCACGCGCCAGTTTGCGTTTGCAGCAACAAGATCCTCGACCATTGCGTGCGGAATGTCTTCGTGCAGGGATAGCGTCCCTTGGAAGTCGCGGGTTCCAGGTTCCCCTAACCCGACACTGAGCTTCCGAAGCTTCCACGCGCTTGTCGGGTAATAGATTGCGCCGTACCCAAGCCGTTCAAGCTTTGACAGATCTTCAAGCGTAACGGTTTCGTCGAACTTGCCGTCTTTGAAACGGGAGGGATCGATGTCCAGCTCTTCGCACAGCCGCTTGAAATCGACATCCCCGTAAAGGCGGATATACCTTTCGGCATATTCGTTGCAATCTGCAATAGCGGCCTTAAGCTTTTCCTTAAGGTGTGGGATGATTGTTGCCGTCTTGTTGTGAAACCTTTCCCCGAACGGCTTGCGCCGAGCCCGCTTAAGGTCTTCGTCCTTTATTCGGGCTTTACTCCTTCGCTTTTCTTCTACCATGCTTCGTCCGTAGAGGAGTAGTAGTCGTCCCTGTCGAAGTAGTCGCGCAGCTCTCCGATGCTGACTTCCTGGATCTCGTGTGTGTCCACATTCCTAAGTTTGACAAAACGGGGGCCGTCTTCGATTGCCTCCCACACACTACCGTCCGTATCGGTGAATCTCTCTCCCATGGCACCTGTCTTTGGTTTCGCTTTAAGGCTGTAAGGAAAAACACCGTGTTTTTCTTACAAGCCGCCCACGGGATTTGAACCCGCACCCCGCCGCTTACAAAGCAGCAGCTCTACCGTTGAGCTAAAGCGGCATGTGGTAATATATTTTAGTGTGTAAGAATCCAATGCAGGTGTCTGCTTGACAATGTTGGAAAGTTGTTGTATCTTGTTGGTGGAAAATTTTGGAGGATTGACATGACAGGATTGGCAGGTGTGTGGTACAATGTGTCGGAGGCAGCCGGGTATCTTGGGATTTCTCGGCAGACCTTTTCGGCATGGGTTCGCGAGGGCAGGATTCCTGCTCCTGATTTTCGCAAAAATGCGAGAATCTTGTACTGGACGCGGGAAACTTTAGACGCCGTAAAAAAGAGAGAGGTGAAGTAATGGCTAAGGCTACTTGGAAGGTTGTTTGGATGGGGAAGAATAAGGCGTGTATGGAGGAGTTTGCGTGCGAACATCGGGCACGGCGGAGGGCGAAGGAATTGCGCGAATACCTGCTGTCTCCGGAGTACGGGCAGACGGTGCAGGTGATCAGTCCGAAGGAGCCGCAACCCGAAAAAACACAGCAGAAGGCGTCGAAGATTTGAAGGCGCGGCGGTGGCACGAGAGCAAGACGCCCGTAAATGCCGCTGAGAGGCGATTTGCGGCACGATCCCCGCCGAGGATACATATCGACACACAAAAGAAATCGGAGGGCTTAGAATGGACGACAGACGGCAAGAACGCAATCGGGCATTTTCAGGGGGAACAGGTAGTGAAACAGATTCGAAAAAAACACCCGTGGCGCTATATATATGGGTATCTCTTATTCTCCTATTCTTTTCTGAGATGTGATTCTCTAAGACATAAGATCTCTTCTTCTTTTCTTTTCTCCCAAGGAGGAAAGAAAAGAAAAGAAGAAGAGAAGTATATATAATTCTTAAGAGAAAATACAAGAAGAGAATATATCTAATATCCTGAGTATAGTTTAAGATACAAGTATTTATACTCTCCTGAAAATACAAGTATATATAATATCCTGAGTATATTATAATCTCTAAGTACTTATAATCTGCAAAAAACACTATAACATAATACATAATCAACTACCGTCTTATCACTTAAAAACATGATAACCTGCGCACACGCACGGCTCTCTATAACAACAAATTAACACACTCAAAATCAAACCACGCTTTACAATGTTGGAAAGAAGTGTAAAAATTGTACGGCTATTTATATCAGGGTATCCGTATTAAACACCACCCCCTACACATTCGGGTATACGGGGGTCAACACTGTTGCGATCTGGTCAGGGTGGAGTCAATTTCATGTGCTGTCGGGAGGGAAGGGGAAGAGTCGCTCAAAGCTAAGGGAGGGAAGGGGACAGGAAAGTTTAGTAACTACTCTTTACACATATTAACCACCTTTCTTTCTATTAAACCCTTTTCCTGTTGACTTCAATTCCCAAATTTGGGAAAATTAACTTTACTGTTTAGCCTGACATTCTGTCATGAAACTGTCATGAAACTGTCATGACTGTGACTCTGGAGTCACACTCTCTTCTCTGCCATATTGTCATGGCTGGGGAAGGTGGTGATACTCGAATCGGTATTTCAATACCTATATATATGCCGGTCTCGTGTGAAACCTGGTTCCTGTCAATTATCTCGTGCGGTGATTTTCTCTCTCTTCTATTATCTCACTCTCTAAATATTTCACTCTTCAACAATCTCACTTCGCTACATTTTCACTCTTCAATTGTTGATAGTGTGAAGGTTTTCCTGGTTGTGCCGGTGCAAGGGCCAGTGCAAGGGCTAACTCTCTCCCTTTCGCTTGGGGAAAATGCGAAAATAATTGTTCGGAAAACTGTGATGTTGTTGATGCTCAACAAACGCAAAGGTGAAAATAATTGCAGTGTGCGCTTTTATTGAACCAATCCAAGTGCTATCATTACTCCCGAAGCAAGGGCGAGACGCCCAAGCAAAACTGAAAGGAATAGAGAAATGGGGAAGAAGCCAACAACGCGAGAGCTTTACCTTTTGGTAAAGAAGGCACATTTTGCCCTTTGTGAGAATTTGACTCATGCCGATTTTAAGAATCCATCGTGTCGAGATATGTACTTTGAAATTAATGGCCAGTCACAGGCGTTAATGGCAGTCATTGAAGCGATGGAAGGCGATCAAACTACACTTAGGATTTTCGCAGGAAACTAAGCTTTGCCAAACGAAAGGAAAGACCGATGAAGCAGACTGTCACTCTCCACAGTTTCCGACGCGCCTTTGAGCTTGCTGGGCGGAGCAACCATTTCAGCCATGAGGGCCTTGAAGTCTTGTTCAATTTGATCGAATCATTTGAAGAGGATACAGGAGAGGATATTGAACTTGATGTTGTCGGCCTTTGTTGCGAATGGCAAGAGCTTTCCATCCCGGAAATCCGGGCCGAGTATCAAGAGGCGGAGGAGATGACTTACGAGGAAATAATTGAATGGCTTGGACAGAATACGGTTTATGGCGAGGTAGAACCAAACCTGTACCTTCCCGAGCCATGCACTCGCGGCGTTGTTTTCATGGCATTCTAAAAGACCACAAAGCCGAGACCGGGCTCCTGCCCGGTCTCCAAAGGACGGCAACCTTTGGACTGACGAGGCAAGCCAAACAAAAGGGAGAACTGAAATGAGCAAGCGAAGCCAATTACTCGAAATACTGGCTCAATCGGCTTGGGACTTGAGACCCTACCTCTTTCACATCGCAGCAAACCCAGATGCCCCCGCTCTCGTCCGAGAGGAGTCCAGGTTTGCGGCAAAACTTGCCGATAAACTTATGTATGACAAGATGCGAGGAGGAGAGAAGTGAGTGGATCGGAAGCCTACGCCCGGCGCTTTACCTGCGCCCAGATTGAGCACAAAATTCTGTGCGCCTTCCATGGCGCGCAAAAGAGCCCGGGATACTACGCAAATCACTTGCACATGTTGCGGATTGCGCTTGCAAAGCGGCAGGCGAGAGGCTGGAAATAAACCGATTGCACGCAAAGAAATTTGGAGTCTCGAAATGAACAGAAAAGAGAAGGTCGAATATTTACTCTCCCGTGCCGCTGCCGTGCGGGAGAGTATCGAGAGGGAACAGTTAGTGGAAGAGGCGCTCTATCTTGCCGGGCTCCCGACAGGCGGAGGCGTGGCCGAGAGACTGCGGAAGGAGGTTGCCTTCCTGGAACACGCCATGAGGTTAGCCGGCGGAGGTGAACAATGCTAACGACAACACTGTCAGAACTGCGGAAGTACGGCCCTTGCACGAGAGGCTTGGGCACCTTAACCGAGGCGCTGGGAGCGGAGTGGGGGAACGAGGAGCCGATTCCACTCGTGCGAATAATCGAGACAAACGGGATTAATGATGCTGTCTGGGCTTTGCGAGCTTGCGGGCCGGAGGTAGATAGGGATAGGATCGCTCGGCTATTCGCCTGCCGTTGCGCACGGCAGGTCTGGCACCTGCTGGAGGATGATAGAAGCCGGAATGCGGTAGAGGTTGCGGAGCGGTTTGCGGACGGGAAGGCCACAGAGGAGGAGCTTGCCTTTGCGAGAGATATCGCATGGAACGCCGCTTTTGCGGAGGAAAACGATGCAAGGGCCGCGTGGGCCGGAAGGGCTGCAAAGGCAGCGGCGAGGGAGCCCGCAGGGCAAAGCGCTACCTGGG